AATCGCGACATTTCATCAACCACGTTTTTGGTGTACGGGTTCACGCATTTTTCAACAATAGTATTTGCGCCTGTGTATCCGCTTTGCGTCAACATATCTTGCGCAGTTCCTGCTGATCCCGCACCTGCTTGCACCGTTTCAGGGGCCATGTTCAGGGCTTGTTGAGTAAGAGGCGACAAGCCAGCCACGCCGCCTTGCTGAACGGCGTTTTTACCCAAATTGATAATGTCTTGCTGGTAGTCCGTTAGGTACTGCGGCGCAATTGTTTGCTTTTGCTCTTCCGTTTTCAGGCTAGGTAACGGAGCACCTTGGAATAAATCAGCCACGAGTCACCTCCTTCAGGTATGCCAAAGGCGATTTGGCTTTTGGTGGAATTTTATCGATAGGCGCTGATCTTTTGTGAGCGCGTATTTGTTCACGAAACTTATCCAAAACTTCTGCGCCTGCTTTGTTTGATCCGTTACCCAATGCGGCAACTAGATCGGAATCAAAAACGTACTCGCCATCCGCCAGCATGGCTGGAATGTCGTCGCTTTGACCGTCACCCTCGCCAACAACGGCTCGACTTTCCCTGTAATCATAACGGCCTTCTACCATTGGTGGAAGCTTTTGATCGGTGCGCGGTAAGCCACCTTTTGCCATTCCGTTGACTGGGGCTGAGACACCCATAACGGCCATTGGGTCTGTTACCTTGCCGTAGGTGAAATACGGCATGTCATCAGGGTTGGTTGCCATACCACCTTCGGCCATAGATTGACCGCTTCCTCCAGCAGTGCCCAAGTCCAATCTTCCTGTTGTCGGGTCGTATCCAGTGCCCCCCATCGTGCCAACCATGCCTTCAGGCAACGGAGGGTCGGGAACAAAGTTGCTGCCCCTCGGCGATCCATAGGTATCAACAGGATCTTCATAATCACGCGCAAAGCTTGGCACGCCCAAATTTGAATAAAAGTTATCCATTTCCATGGCGCTCGGGAATTGGTATGGAACTTTGCCTGTGTTCACAGTTCTGACCGCGCCCATTCCAAACGGAGTGGTTCGATTTGCTGGCCCTTGAAATGCTGGCATGGTTGCATGGTTTTTTACAGCATCTCTTTTTTCATACATGTCCATAAGCTGATACAAGCCAGCTAAACCCAACCCAGCTTTAACTGCGGTGGGTGATGTCAACAAATCCTTTGCTTTGTCGAGAGTGCTTTTGTTTGGTGGCGCTGGTGTTGCTAGCGGCGGCACTGGGATATTGTTTACGGGAGTGTTATAGCTCGAACTGTCGTTATTTGCGGCGTTGTCTGCGTAGCCAGAGCTATAGTTGTTCACAGGCGTACTGTCGTAATAGCCTGACGTATCGTTGTTTACAGGCGTGTAATAGTCAGAGGTATCGTTATTTACAGGCGTACTGTCGTAATAACCCGATGTGTCGTTGTTCGCATCTGGAGATTGGGTGTAATAATTTGAGTCGTCATTGTTTACAGGCGTGTTGTCGTAATAACTTGAACTGTCGCTATTGGTAACTTCTTCGTCCATCATATAATTTTTGTCGTAATTAGACGAACCGCCTGTATAGAACCTTGGTAACCCGCCTTTTTTCATTTGAATACTCCCGCCTTTTTTGTAATAGCCTGAACTTTCGTTGTTCACATAGTCATTAGAAGTGTCGTAATAACTGGATGAATCGTTGTTGTAATAACTAGAAGAATCATTGTTTGCGGCCATGTAGTCGTTGTACGCATCTTGCTGAGCTTGATACTCAGCTAGCTGATTTTGATATGCCGCCTCTTCAGCTAACTGGCGATTGTATTCAGCAAGCTGCGCCTCGTAGTCAGCTTGCGCTTGCGCATAGTCTGAGCTTTCATTATTCACTGGCGTTTCATCAGCCACGGGCGCATAACCTGAAGATTCATTATTTACAGGAACGTCATATAAATTTTTGTAATAGTTGTCGTAATAGTCTTTGTAATATTGCTCTTCATACGCGGCGTATTCTTCTTGAGTCATGCCGTACTGTTCCGCCAAGCTCGCGGGTGGAGTGGTGCTTGCTGGCGGAGTGTCGTAGCCTGATGACTCGTTGTTGACTGGAATTTCATAGCCAGAGGATTCGTTATTCACTGGCACATTGGATGCATCAGCGTAATAGCTATCCATGTACTCTTGGCCGTAATAGTCAACGTAGGATTTGTATTCGTCTGGTGTCATTCCCGCAAGTGATGCCTTTTGCAGCATGGAGTCATCAACTGGCGCAGTTGCATTTGGATAATAGCCTGACGTGTCATTATTGGCAGGCGCAGGCGACAGCGGCGATGTTTCAACTGCGCTTGGATTAGTTACTGGCGCAGTTTCGATCGCTGGCGGCGAAACAACGCCGGGGGTCGTGTAATACCCCGAAGTTTCATTATTTGGCGGCGTGTAATAACCCGAAGTTTCGTTGTTGGTAGGCGTGTAATAGCTTGAAGTATCACTGTTGGTTGGCTCTTCTGTGGACGACAACGGACTTCCACCATTCGGCACATAACCTGAGCTATCGTTGTTTGGCGATGTGTAATAGCCAGAAGTTTCGTTATTCGGTTCTTGTGGGATTTGTGGGCCAATAAAATTAGGATCGCTAGGGTCAGTGACTATGGGTGCTTTTGGCCCCATGAAATTGGGATCACTTGGGTTGGTCACCACAGGCTTGTAGTAGCCAGACGTTTCGTTGTTGGCAGGAAGTGTTGGCCCCCTGAAATCAGGACTGTCAGGATTTGTCACTGGCTTTACAGGTGGCAGGACAACAGAAGTGGCTGGTGCTTTTGGTGCTGTGGGGGTCGATGGGGTCGATGGCGTTGAAGGTGTTGAAGGTGTTGAAGGCTTCTTCAAATAGTCCACCAACTTACTGCCAGCATAGATTGCGCCTGCACCAATCGCTCCTGTTTTCAATAAACTGGAAAGATTGAGGCCAGAATTGCTTGAGCCGCCGCCAGTGTCTTCGACTCGCTTTGGGCCAGTCATGGTGCCGTAAGAGGTGTCAGTGCCAGCAACTGATGTCACGGGGACATTGTTTGCGCCTGTCGTAGGCGTGAACTCTTTTAGAGTCGTTGAAGTCGCTGGCTTCTTTTGCAAATAAAGCGTGCTTCGTTTTTTTGTAAGTTTTGGATTAGCCATTACTACCCCTTTATGGCGCGTATACAGGATTACCCTTTGTATCGAAATACAAGGGTTTGATGGTGTTGCCTTTGGCATCTACCTTAGGTGCGTTTTGAGCCAACGTGTTTTGTTGCTGAGTCGTGTATTTTGGCGGAGGTGGAGGTGCTGGCTTAGCGGTCGGAGCGCTAGCCAAAGTTGGTTTTGGAGGTGCCGCAACGGGTGGCGAGTAGCCCACTTCGCCCGGCTTCTTGGCCGCAACTGGGGTTTTAATTTCCACAGGAATGTTGTATGGATTCTTGATTGGATCAACAACAGCGCTTGTCAAATTAGACGCTGCGGGCTTGGGCGGGGCTTTTATCATGATCTCTTCCGCCGTCAGCTTTGCGTTTGGATCTGACACGTTAAACGCATCACCTGTGGTGCGAGCAGCAGGCGGTGGCGGTGGCGGAGCTTTAATCATCACCTCTTCCGCAGTCAATTTGGCGTTTGGATCCATTACGTTGAAAGCGTCGCCAGCCTTTCTTGGCGGCGGTGGAGGCGGCGGTGGAGGCTTTATAGCAGGCGGCACTGAAGGTGGAACTGGAGGCGCTTTTGGAGCCACGGGAGGTGGAGGCGGAGGCGGCGGCTTTGGTGGAGCTACTGGCGCTTTCGGTGGCGGCGGCTTGCTTGGAGGTGGCGGCTTTTTGGGTGGCGGAGGCGCAATCACCTTATTGACTTCACCCATAGCGGTTTTTGTGATGTTGGAAGCTATTGCTTGACCAATATCAGTTTGTTTAGGCGGTGCCGCAGGAGCTTTTGCCGCGTCTTGTGTTGCAGTGTTTGGAACAACGCTTGGCGCGGCGTTTGAGGTATAAGAAGATGAGTCTTTAGAGGGTTGCGTGGGTGACGACGCTGATTGGTTATAGCTTGAGCTAGTGTTGTTTGCTTGTTGCTTCAATATATCTATCTCAGCTTTTTTGTAAACAGACTCGTTAAATTCTTCAAAAGACGTGTCCACAGCCTTTTCGTATTTATCAACCGAAGATCCAAACGATTTAGCAAAAACTTCTCGATCCGCTAGCTTTTGTTGAAAGTCTTTTTCGGCTTTTGTGTAATCATCTTTTGCAGGATTGTATTCAGTTTGAAGGAATTGTTTGTAGTCGTTTGACTCTTGCAAAAGTTCAAGTTTTCTTTTTTCGTATGTTGCGAGCGAATCTTTAGGGGCTTCATTAATTACGTAATCTATTGTATGTAATTGACCGTCAGTCATTCCGCTCGTGCCACCTTTTGCGGTTTCTTGAGATATTCTGTTTGCGGTCGCAACGGATTTGTTGTAATCATCGGCGGCTTTTTTTTCTTTTGCTCTTGCGTCGTTAACTCGTTTTTCTTTTTCTTTACTGGTTTCAAATTTTTGTTTTACCCACGCTTTTTTTTCATCTAAGTACGCCTGCGCTTTTTGCAAAGTCTCAGAATTTTTTGTTAGGTTAGTTGCAAATTGATTAACGTAATGAGCAGAGGCGGTGACAGCGGCTGAATTTGCAATTGCGTCACCAATATCTCTACCATTCAAAATAGCAGTCGTTGCAGAGTTTGTTGCGCTAGTTACCATTTTGGTGTCTAAGTCGCCGGGGCTAAACCCGTAGCCTCCCAACTCTTTTGGCTTAGTAAGGGTCTGCGAAACATACCCTGACACTGCGCCTGCAATGGCCGCATTTCTAATTTGCTCTTCTGTGCCGCCTCTTAAATATGCGGCTGCGGCAGGCAAAGATGCATTGATTAAAACTTGCTTGTAAAGGTCTTTGCTTTGCACGTTTGCGCCAACGTAAGACAGGCCCAAATTGATTGCAGCATCTTTCCAGTCGCCGCCATTGAGAACAGACACAGCCGCGTTTGCAATTGGGTAAGGCACGCCAACTGCCGTCAAGCCAATACTTACAATTGTTGGAATAGGATTTTTTGCTATGGCCTTTGCAGTTGCATAAAGAGATGCCGCAGTTTTTACTGTGGTGCTTTTTGCAAACTCAGCGACTTTTTTACCAGCGTTAACAACTGACGTTCCTGCGCTTTTTGCGCCTTTTAGCAAATCTTTGACATCGCTAACAACAGCATTACCAACGTCTTTTAAAGTTTGTAGTGGGTTTGATATAGCCTTAACAGGGTCTTTGACTATATTTACAAAGGTGGAGAACATTCCCATTAGGCGCTCCTTGCACTTGATGTGCTCACAGCAACTTCGGCAAATTCATCATCGTCGCCAATAATGTCTCCAATCTCCACATCGTAACCAGCATTTTCTAAAAATTTTATAGGTACTGTATGGGTCATATAAGTTGAATAATACTCGTAGCCAGCCAATCGCAAAGCCTTTGCAAACTCAACAAAATTCTTTCCCTGCAACAGTGGCGGGTCTACAGTAAAAACATACCCAGCGGCAATTTTGTCCACCTTTTTAAAAATAAAAATTGTGTTGTTTGAGCGAAGCGATCTCCACTCTTTTGTTTCAGTAATTTTTTTGTAAATGTCCATGTAGACATACAGCCAATCCTCGCCAAACATTTTTGTTGACTTGGATCTTTTGATAATGTTTTGTACGGTTTCTTGTTTCATGAACGTGCAGGATTGACCGCCCCCACTAAAACAGTGGCCCAATCAGACCAGTCATCAAAAAGATTTGGGTCTGGCACAGCTTCTCGCGCAAACGAATCAATACCTTTCAATCCATTACCCCAAGATTTCCAATCGGTAAATTCATTGGGTATTGTCAATTGCTGGTCGGCATATAACTCGCACATCAAGCTTGCCCACGACGTAAACGTGTGATATCTCGGGTCATAAACCAGCGGAGGAATATTACTCGTAGCCACGTACATCCCCTATGGTTGCGCTGACTAGAACGCGGCCTAGCTGATAATTTCCACCCGCCACGTTTGATGTAAAACGCAAGCGCAATTCGCGCCTTTGTTCTTTCATGTCAATCTTTGAGGTTGTGGGTGAAAAAACAAATACTGGCGACGTGGCATCTTGACCTTGCGCATATGGCCGTCCAGTTACTACCAACTGCATATCACCAGATTGAACAAAGTCAGGCTCAAGTCTTTCAATTCTTAACCATCGATTTAGGCCCATCGTTGAATTTTCATTAGGGCCGCCAGCCACCCATCCAAGGTCGCCAGTCTCAAAGAAGCTTTCAATGGCGTTGATTTGTGTGTTGGTGACACTGTCAACACCAAACTCGTGCTGCCAAAGGCTCGTAAAAGTCATCAGCGTATCAACTCTAATGGTCAGTCCGCTGCCAACTGGAAGCGTTGCGCTCAAAGAGTCAAACACCTCGTAATTTATTCCGCGTGAAAATATTGTGATGCTCGTAACAATTCCGCCAGCAACAACAAAGTTTGCGCTTGCGCCAGTTCCTGATCCGCCAGTCAAAGGAATTGATGGGTAGGTGCCATTTGTGTACAGCGTGCCACCGTTTGTAATGGTTGCAGTTGATACGCCACCGACGTTAGTTGGCTCATGCCCTGCGTTAACTGGGTAATGAAAAACTTGAGAGAAGTATCCAGCGCTTCTACGCGCTCCTAATGCTTGACCAGCGTCATACCAAATTCTTTCACGAGTGTTGTAAATAACGGCATCGTTGCATTCGGTTGATTGACCTCGCGGATAAAACCACCAAATCTCCCCATACCGAGGAACTTTCATGGCATAAACTTTTTGCCGCTGATCGTAATTTAAATTGTCAAAGAAATAGTTTTGGTTAAATGAATTTGGTATCTCCATCACCGTTCCGTTGTACAACAGAAAACGGTCACTTCCGCACCAGTAGTACACGCCGTCATATTCAATCACAGACTGAGAAGACATGATGGATGACTGCGAAGAGATTACGTCATAGCGCCAATAAAAGGTTGTGCTGGTAGCGCCGCTTGTCGTTATGGTTGGCGTAAAGCTAACCCTGATCAATGAGTCCAAAGACCAAAACAAACCAGATGGCGCGGCAGAGCCACCTCGCACAGGCAAGCCCTTAACGATTTTTGTGGCCGTAATGTTTACCTCGTTCGCTGTTGGCGACACCCAGTCATTTAAATTTGCAGGCCCAGAATTTTTTATCAAGCCGTAATTTCCATATGTAAACAGATACGGGTAAAGCATGACTGCGCCACCTGATACTGATACGTTGTTGTCTACGGTAATGGTTACAGTTGCCGAAGTTGTGGCGGCGTTTGAAATGACGAACGTAGTTGCATTCGTGATTGCTGTCACAGTCGTATTTGCTGGGATGTTTGAACCAGTTATTGTTTGACCAAGACCAATCAAGGTCGTGGAGGCCACAGTAATCGTTGTGGTGGCGTTTGTGGTGGCGGACAACGTAAATACGCCAACGGGGGAAACGCTGCTGCCAGCCGCTGGGCCAAACAAAACTCTTGTGTTGACGGTGCTGTCAATGTTGTTTAAATTTTGACCTGCATGAGCAATCAGGTTTTCGTTGCCAGTTCCATCCGCATCAAAGGTTGCATCAAATTGCCATAAGTTGTTTGCATTTGACGTAAAGCCAGACAACGTGAAATCCACAACGCCAGATCCAATGCCTTGCTGGTCAATGGTGATTGATTGCAAACCATCAGCGTATCCGCTGTAGATTGTGTTGAAACCGTTGTTTGGCTCAACAAACAAGCCGCGTGAGGGGCCAGCCAAGTCGGCGGTTATTTGACGATAACCACCTATCTTGCGAGGGCGACCACGCTGGAATCTAACCCATGCCCCGTTGACATAAAACTCATGGTCAAAGATTGTTCCGTCTCTTTGTATGCCAGCTTTTGTGTCTAACGAAAATATTTTGTCGGTCATTAGAAAGACCCGCCAGATACGCCGCCTGTGAAATTGCCCGTACCCGCAACTTCAAATCCAGTTGCGGTGACGGTGGTTCTTTTTGTTCCCAAAATGGAGATGGCAAACTCGCCCGGGCCCGAGCGGAAGATACCCGTGTTTGTCTCAGACGCAAAAAACGCGGCTGGGTTCGAGGCAGATCCATCGATGAACGATACTGCCGTACCCACAATCGTTGTGGTGTTGGCATTTAAAAAGTTCGTTCCGTCACACACTACCGTCGCTTGCGTTCCCGCTGGAACCACCACTGTCAATCCAATTGTTGTTCCAACCGTTACCGTGTATGCCCCAGAGGTTTGATTGCTAATCACATACAAGTTGACTACTGGCGGAAAATATACAGTTACGTTACCAGTAAGTGTTCCAATAAACGTTTGAATCGTATTGGATGCTTCCGAGGCGGTTAGCGTGACCGTTCCTGATGTCAGTGATTTTGTTGTCGCGGTAAAGTTGAACAAGGTGCTAACACCGTATCCCACCGTAATAAAACTTGTTCCGTTGCAAATAATGAAAGCAGACTCTGATGGCGCAAACGCTTTTGAGGTTGCTGCGTCTAAAAGTTCACTAGACGTGGTCGTGATGTTGACAACGCCAGTCCCGTTATTTTTAAACAGGCAAAACCAATTGTTGCCTAAGGTGCTTGCAAGTGGCAGGGTCACCGTGGTTGTGCCGCCTGATGAAGGCCACTCTAATACTTGCGCCCTGTCAGCACCGCTGAAGACGTATGAGGCGGTCAAACTTGTGACTGGGTGGCTTTGATTCAGGGTCAGGCCTGAAGCCAAGAGGCCGTAACCAGCCAGCGTAGCCGCATTGGCGGTGGACGTGCCAGCGCCAAAGGTAAACACGCCCCAAGTGCCGTTTGCCGTTGAGTTGTCGGTTAGGTAGATGTAGGCCGCGACGCCGGGCAAAATCGTCGTGATCGTGCCCAAATTGGTATTCGTAACCTCCAAATTGACCGCGCCCAAATTTCTAATCAAGGCATCCGTACCAACGGACGTTTGACTTGCTGGAGGCATCAGCAGCTTGTACGCAAAGTTTGGCGTTTGGATATCCATGATGCGAGCGGCAACATTGGAGGCATCCGTACCGTTTGCAGGCCACGTCAACTGTAAAGATGCCGCTAGCGTATAGCTGACATAACTTACATCCGTAGGGACTACGACATCCCCTGTAAATGGTGAAATATATGAAGTCATGAGTCGAGCGCTATTGCTTGTCGGTCACCAACCCGCGATTTGTCTTCTTCCTTCAATGCGGTGATGATTTGCGAATACTGTGCTTGCCACATTTGTAAACGCTCGTCGTTTTTGAGGAAGGGCATTGCTTGCAACAATGTGCCATACAACATTGCCTGAGGGGCATATTGCGTAAACCAGTTTGTTTGATTGGTGCTGTCCAGTGGCTGCACGCGCTCGTAATAGCTGACTTCCATTGAGTAAGCCAAATCAGGCGTGGGTGCCACCAACCAATGCGTGTAATCGTAATCGCCGTAATATTTTGGTACGTCTGTGTCAGTGGTGGACGGCCAATACTCGCGCAGGAACTCATATTTGCGCAAGAACAAGGGCTGCCGATTGCCAGCAACCGTCATGTTCATCGAAACCGTTTTGTGCCAGCGAGCGGGTTTTTGAATTATTGATTGACCAGCAACAAGCGTAAAGTTTCCAACGCTCAGATTTCCAAGGAATTTTAAATCTGCGGCGAGCACTTGCTCGGCCAACATAATAAAAGTCGGAATGTAAGCTATCGTTGTTGCGTCAGTTCGCTCTAAATAAGCTTCAACGCTGGTGACCAAATTGGCATAAGTCTGCGCCACTGCTGTTGCCATAACCTGCTGCCTTTCGCTTGTTTGCCCTACACCTGCTTCATTTTAAGTTGTCTGCCCAGATTACGCAAACGCTCTTGTGCCCGATTTGTCAATAATTAGCGCCATGGAGCGGGGTTCCGCCTCATCGGTGTTGGGGATTGAAACATGCGTCCATCGGTCGAACTCGCGGATTACTTGGTCGTATGGGAGATTGGCCGCAATAATTGCATTAACCACCTCATTTGGGGTCATCCCAACGACTCGGATATCAGCCGCGCAGCCACGTCGATGCTGTGACCGCTCGGTCGAACCCACCGCTTGGTTGACCTCCGCACTGCGAAACGCACTATTCACGATCACTGGCTTGCCGCCCACGGCCTCTTTCACCTGCTCAAGAAACTGGGCCAGACGCACCAAATTAGCCAGTTCGGCATCATTTGGGGAGTTATCGTATTGCCTGTGATCTGTGTGCGTCAGTTCTTCGAGGGTGAAATTTGGTGACAGGTTCATTTAAGACTCCTTACTTTTTCGTATTGGTCGATGCAGGTGTTGAGGCTGCGGATGGCTTCGTCGCCTCGGCTGGTGAGATCGACAAGAGCTTGAGCAATTCTTGGGTCAAGCTCGGCTCTTGTTTCTGTATCTCCGCTGGGAGCGGGGGCATCTGCGGTGGCTGGTACGGGGCAGTTGGGCGCTTTGACAGGAATGAACAGCTTACGCTCGCCAGAGGCAAGATCAGTACGCAACTTAGTTTCTTTAATCCGTGCAACATCGTTGGCTTTCCTTAAAGTTTGGGCATAGGTCTGGGCTACCACCGCCATGCGTTGTTCAGTTTCTCGCGCCTCGCTGTTTAAGCGGGCAATCTCCACTTGTTGACGATCTTGCTCGGCTTGTGACCCCTTCCAGTATCCGCCACCAAAAGCGGAAAACACCGTCAAAGCAATGAAGAGCAGAACGTACGGGTTAAGCAGGCTCATGGTGTTTGCCCGTCGTTATCGTTGGCTTCTGCTTTTGCAATCGCATTTGCCACAGCCCTTACACCAGACCGCCCAGCAACAC